ATACGACGCAGATGGTAATGACATAAATCCCGATAAAAACAAACACGTGAATGATATTAGTTGTCTATCATGTGGAAAGAAATGGAGTGAAACAATATGATATACGAATTAGTTAAACACGATCACCCTTTGCTTTCTACTGTGCTAGAACATTTTGATTTTGATAATCCTCCAATTGATCCAGTAGAATTAGCAACGAATCTCACTGAGACGATGCTAAAAAACAATGGACTCGGTCTTTCTGCTAGTCAATGTGGACTTCCTTATCGAGCATTTGTCATCGCAAACAATCCAGTGATGGCTTGCTTTAATCCTAGGATAATTGATGCATCATATGAAACTGAATTATCTTTAGAAGAAGGATGTTTAACATATCCATACCTCTATCTTAAAGTAAAACGTCCTAGATTAATCAAAGTTCGTTATACTTTGCCTAATGGTGAGACAGTCACTGAAAGATTTGACGGCTTGACTGCTAGAGTTTTCCTCCATGAAATGGATCATATGGAAGGTATCAATTTTACAACTAAAGTACACAGTTATCATCTTTATAAAGCATTAAAAAAGAAGCAACAGTTCCTCCGGGCTAAGAAAAACAACATGTTATCAGAAAAGAAACTATCCTACGTGTAATATTTCCTACCGGAAACAAAAGTGTATCATTCCGGACACACTTTTCACAAAAACAGTGTACATTTTTGCCCAATAGTGTATAATATCCTTATAAACTGATTAATAAAGGAGAAACATTATGGCAATAGTAGACGGAAATGTAGTGCAAGTAGGTGATGTCGTTTGTTTTAAATCTGACATCGAACAATGCGGTGAAATTGTTAAAATTTCAGGTAACACTTTGACATTGAAAGCACGATCATATCGTGGCTTTGAAGGCGAATACATTGGTGGTGATGAATTCACTGTAGTTGACGCTCGTTATTGCTGGTAATTTTGGAGATTAGACATGGAACTTATTGAAATTATTTTTGTTGCTATATCGTTTTTTGGTGGTATCTATCTCATCATTGATGCACTTATAGATCGTGGAGAACTATAAAATGGACACATATCCTATTCAAGTTTGGATGTATAAACACATGCCACACGTTCTAGATGTTTATCAACGATTTACATTTGTAGAGTGGCTTGGAATATTAATAGCACTTGGACTTTTACTATGAAAATAGTTATCAATAGCTCTTATGGTGGCTTTGGCTTATCGCACGAAGCCATTCGTCGTTATGCGCAGCTAAAAGATCTAACTCTTTTTACGCATACTGATGGAACGTTTAATCATTACTATAAAATACCAGTAGAAGATTATGATGCTTTACGCGATATTGCAAATGAAACTCGAGACTTTTCAGAATTAAATAAAGCTTATTTTAGTGAGTATGAAATACCGCGCACTGATCCAGCTTTAATACAAGTTGTAGAAGAACTTAAAGAAAAAGCAAATGGACATTATGCTGAGTTACGCATTATAGATATTCCAGACGATGTTAAATGGGAAATAGAAGAATATGATGGGCTCGAATCTGTTGTAGAAATTTCGCGTCGTTGGAATTGATGTACTTATTTTGGAGGTTGTGATATAATGTTACTAGAAATAGTGATGTGGGGTTTTTTTAGCGCAATAGGATGGTGGGGCGCTCAAAAAATCCTGATTGAAAAAATAGATCCACCTCCACCTATTTGCATTATACAAAAGGAATCTTCATGTGGCGTAAAAGACAAATAATGAAAGGTAATATTTTGACTGATTGGGTTGGTGATATCTCCAATATGCATGATCATTATGGAGTAAGAGAGAAAGTAAAACAGTTTGATCAAGAAAAACTGAAAAAGTTTCTAGAGTTTCGTGTTAAGTTTCTTGAAGAAGAAATGACTGAACTTAAAGATGCAGAATCTGCAGAAGATGTTGTAGATGCTCTTATCGATCTTTGTGTTGTTGCAATCGGCACACTTGATCTATTTGATGTAGATGCTCATAAAGCATGGAACGTAGTGCATGAAGCAAATATGTCTAAAGAAGTTGGCGTGAAAGCATCACGACCAAATCCCCTTGGATTGCCAGATCTTATTAAACCTGAAGGATGGAAAGCTCCTACACATGAACACAATCATGGACTCCTCAACGCTGTACAGCTACCTATCAAGTATTCATGAAGAAGTAGAAACGTTTGAAGTAACCGAAGAATTCATCGAGTTTCGCGACAAGATGAAGGATAAGTTTCGAGCGAATGGTCGTGAAGAATGGCGTCGCACAATGCATGCTGATTGCTTAGCGATTGAATATCAACTACTAAAGAAAAAGTTGGTTGAGAAACCTGAAAACATCTATCACGACTTTATCGTTGAGGGTACAAAGGTAGATTGTAAGATTATCACTTCAAAGTACTTTAATGTTCCAGAAGATAAAGTTCTCTATTACATGGAAAATCTGAGAAGTGGAAATGTAACACATTTTGCATTTTATAAATTTTATCCTCGATCACCTGAAGCACCTCTTAAAGCTGGTGATGTAGTTCAATTTAAACTATGTGAAGTTCAAAGAGTCGAACGTATAATGAATTCACTATCTCCTTCTAATTACAAAGATGGATATTATTATAACGTGAGAAATGTATAGTGTACTTATTTTTTCGTCTGTGATATAATGTATTTTTTATGGAGTGATCATGAAAGAATCTCTAAAAGTTCTGCAACAAGCTGCAGAAATTCAAACTCGTAAATCAAACGATTATCAGAATCCTAATAGTCGTATCAAACAAGCAGACTACTATCCACGTGGTTGCGCATCAATTCTAGATGTAATGAACGGTAAAATTCTTCGCATTCAATCTGTAATGGAAGCGATGGAAAATGATCCTGATTACAAACCTAACTTCGAATCAATGGAAGATTCAGCAGTTGACTTAATTAACTATGCATCTTTCTTTGTTGCATACATGCGTGGTGGCATCGAAGGCCAAAGTGATGATCGTGACTTCTTAAACAGAAAAATTAAATCATGATGAAAGTTTCTGACATTCGCAAATATTTTATCGATCAACTAGAAAATAAAAAATACGTTATCGATAAAACTGGTGTTAACATGCTTGAGATGATAGGTGCTACATTTATAGCAGATGAGCCTGCGATCTTCGGCACTCCAAGTCAAGATTACATTCAACGTGAACTTGAATGGTATAAATCAATGTCATTGAATGTTGGTGATATTCCTGGTGGACCACCCGAAATATGGAAAACTGCTGCATCTTCTCAAGGTTGGATTAACTCCAACTATGGCTATCTTATTTGGCATGAAGAGAACTGGAATCAATACCAAAATGTTCTAGAAGAACTGCGTCGTAATCCATTCTCTCGTCGCGCTGTTATGATCTACACTCGACCAATGATTTGGAATGATTACAACATCGACGGCATGAGTGACTTCATCTGCACAAATACAGTTCAGTACATGATTCGTGATGATAAGTTGCATGTGATTGTTCAGATGCGCAGCAACGATGTTGTGTTTGGATATAAGAATGATTATGCATGGCAAGAATATGTTGCTCTTGCTTTATGCGATGAACTTGCTGTTGAACTTGGTGATATCATCTGGCATGTTGGATCTCTTCATGTATACTCAAGACATTTTGGTTTAGTAGTATGAAATGGCATAAGCGTTATTTAAATCTTGCAAAAGAAGTTTCTAGTTGGAGTAAAGACCCATCTAGAAAGATTGGTGCAGTTGCAGTAGGAAGTAAAGGTCAGATTCTTTCTCAAGGTTATAATGGCTTTCCACGTGGAATCGCTGATACAATTGCGCGATACGAAACACGTGAACTTAAGTATCGTTACGTTGTTCATGCTGAGATGAACGTCATCTATAATGCTACATTTAATGGTGTATCTTTAGATGGTGCAACATTATACGTATATGGACTTCCTGTGTGCAGTGAATGTGCTAAAGGTATTATTCAAGTGGGTATCAAAGAAGTTCATGTGTTTGTTGATCAAAGCATTGATCTTAAGTGGCTTGAATCTTGGCATAACACTCGTAACATGTTTGATGAAGCTGGTGTAAAATTTAAAGCATATTTTGATGGTCATGAAAATTATCTTAGTGGGGCTGAACCCATCTCGAGTAGCGAATAAAGTACATAAGAACGGAGCTTGGAATCGCCTGTGTTCATGGATTGATTATCTTGACACAGGCGTTGTGTCATTTACAAATCTATCTGATGACCCAGAATGGGACTTCAAAGAAATAGATTATGATAGTCTATTGCTTCAAATTATAGACTATGATCATGTGATTGCGCTGGGTGGTCATGTTTCGAAGACGCTAAATACACTAGGAGTTGATCATTTTACTCTTCCTCATCCATCTCCTAGGAATCGTATGATGAACGATCAACATAAAGTAAATGAGATATTAAAGGACTGTAAAGAATGGTTAAAAGCATCTTAGTCACAGGAGCAACTGGATATATTGGTGCGCATGTATTAAAAGAACTTTATAAACATGTGAAGACCGATGAAATCTATATTCAAGCATTAGATATTGATACGATTAATCGCAATTACGTTAATCCATATTGTCATGCACTGCTAGAAATAGATGTAAGAGAATTTAGACCAAGCATGTCGTACGATGTTATAATTCATCTCGCTGGTCTTGTGCAAGTTGGTGAAAGCATGGAAAAGCCATATGAGTACTATGATACTAATTTAAATGGCACAATTAATTTATTAAAAAATATAAAGTGTAAACATTTTATATTTGCATCTACAGCTGGCGCATTTGATCCTGTTTCTCCTTACGCAAAATCTAAAGTAGCAGCAGAAGATGTAATTCGACAGCTCGCACCAGGATATACTATTTTTAGATTCTTTAATGTGGCAGGATCTAATGGTGAACATCGACAACATGGACCATCTACACACTTAATTAGAGTTGCAGCTGAAGCCGCTGCAGGTAAAAGAGAAAAGATAATTATAAATGGAGGTGATTACCCTACACGAGATGGTACTTGTGTGCGTGATTATATCCATGTTGTTGATCTTGCAAAAGCGATAGTAACTGCTGCACTTTCTGCTCCTAAGAATGCTAAATATGAATGCCTTGGTTCAAATAAAGGGTTTACAAATTTAGAGGTTCTTGATATAATGAAAGGTGTTACAGGTAAAAGTTGGCTTGAGGCATTTGGTCCACGCCGTGAGGGAGATCCTGCTGTGCTTCAAATTGATGGAACATCTGAATATCTAACAATAAAAAGAAATCTAGTTGATATGTGTAGATCTGCATATGAGATGGAGTTGAAATGAAAATACTAATTACAGGAATGAATAAGTTGCAATGTACTGAAGACTTCTATGCGAGTCAGCAGCTTAAAGTTGTTCCATCACATTATAGTTTGATTCGTTGTCTTCGTGATATGGGGCATGAAGTTGAGCAGCGAGTTGTGAATATCGGAGAAAATCTTGACAAATACGACAAAGTTATTGTGTATATTCACAATCCTTCAGGTTTCGCTGCTTTTGTATATAATGCACTCTATACAATTGCTAGAAGAAGAGACTGTACTCTTGCATTTGATGACTGGCAAACTGATAGTATCTACACAGGATTGCTCGCGCTTAGAGACCCCGAGAAATTATTCAGAAAGTACGTCCTTGAAAGTCATACCAATATTCCAGAAAATGTAACTGATTGGGAAAAAGATTTTGTTGAAGCATTAGATCTCATTCAATCTAAACAGAATAGAATGTTGATCTCTGCATTTGCAGGTGGTGATCCTACACTATTACTAGATTATCCACGTGAATTAATGTTCACATATAATCCAAACCCATATCATCTTAATCGTAAACCAAATGTTCTTGCAGGTGAATCAAAAGAACGTATCTTTAATTTTGCTGGATTAATTCAAGACAAAACAAAGAAGTGGCTTAAAGCACAAGGTATTACTGATAATGATTGGCCTTTGATGAAGTATGGTTCACGTAAAGATGGTCAAGATCGTGTAACTGAAGATGTGATGGTGAATATCTATGCAGGTCATTGGGGAATCTTGATGCCAGGTTATTTTCATGCAGGATCTGGTTGGTGGAGAGCACGCCCTCTACAAGTTGCCGATGCAGGATCTATTTTAATTGGTGATCCTAAAGAGATGATGATCTACTATGGTGATGAACGTCTTGCAAATGTGAAAGCAAAAGATCTTGTAGAGTTATGTGATAAAGAACTAGAAGACCTTGCAGCAGCCCAGAGAGAAGCGCTATATAGATTACACCCTCTCAATAAAGAAGTAGAAAAAGCGGAGCTCGATGCATGTCTAAAATACTAGTTGTAGGTGCAGGATTTTCTGGTGCAGTTATTGCGCGTGAACTTGCAGAAGCAGGTCATAAAGTAGATGTAATTGATGTTCGTGATCATGTTGCAGGAAATGCATATGATTACAATACTCCATATGGAATTCGCATTCACAAATATGGTCCTCATCTTTTTCATACAAATAATAAAAAAGTTTATGACTATCTTGGAAAATTTACAGAATGGATTCCATATAAGCATAAAGTAAAAGCAATGCTTAATGATGGTAACTATGTTACGTTGCCAGTTAATCGAGCTACAAAAGATATTGTTGGTGAAGATAAAATCGTCGACACGTTTATCCGTCCTTATACTCGTAAGATGTGGGGCATGGATATAGAAGATCTAGATCCATCTATCATTAATCGTGTTCCTATTCGTGATGACTTTAATGAGTATTATTTTCCTGATGATGAATATCAAGCGATGCCTCGCGATGGTTATACTCAACTAATTAAGAACATGCTTGATTGGGATGGCATCACTGTTCGTTTAGGACTTAAATTTGAAAAATCAATGGAGCAACACTATGATCATATCTTCAATTCAATGCCGATTGATGCCTATTATGACTATTGTCATGGAGAACTACCTTACCGTTCAATCAAGTTCCATCATGTTACTCTTCCTGTTCCAAAGTTACTTCCTACAGCAACGGTGAACTTTACACATGATGGTCCATATACTCGAATGACTGAATGGAAGAATATTCCTTGTCATGGGCATAACGATAAGTACACAGTTCTCACGTATGAAGAACCATGCGACTATCGTACTAATGATATGGAAAGATATTATCCAGTTAAAGATGTATCGGGTACGAACAGGGAGATATATAAACTATACGCCGGTATTAATCATCCTAAGATGACTTTTATCGGGCGATGTGGAATGTATGTTTACATTGATATGCATCAGGCAGTTGCTTCAGCTCTGTCTATTGCGCATAATTATTTGAAAGAGGTTATAGATCATGAGCAAGTATCGGTTTAATGAAGACAAGTATATAAAAGAAATAACCGACTACGTCAATGCCAGCTATGGTGCACACTATGGCGATGAAGTTCAACCAATGGATTTAATCATCGCAACAGGCCATGGCACAGGATTCAACATCGGCTGCATTCAAAAATATTCAGGTAGGTATGGAAAAAAACCAGGTGAAGCGCGTAAAGACCTGATGAAGATAATTCATTACGCAATTTTGCAATTACATGTTCACGATCAAAGTGAAAAGAAAAAGGAGAGTAAATAATGGAGATTAAAATCTCAACTGATGAGCTGCGCAAACGTAAGTTGTTTGTATCAGCGCCTATGTATGGTGGACAGTGTGCGGGTATGTTTACTCGTTCTGTAGCAGATCTTTCTGCGTTGTGCACTCAATATGGAATTCAACTTCAATTCTATTTTCTATTTAATGAATCATTGATTACTCGTGCACGTAACTATTGTGCTGATGAGTTCTTGCGTTCAAATGCAACTCATATGATGTTCATTGATAGTGATATCGGATTCTCTGCACAAGACGTTATCGCTATGCTTGCTTTAATGGGAGACGATACTGGATATGATGTTATGTGTGGACCATATCCTAAGAAGTGCATCTCATGGGAAAAGATCAAGCAAGCAGTAGATAAAGGTGTTGCTGATCGTGATCCTAATGTTCTCGAGCGCTATGTTGGTGATTATGTATTTAATCCTAAGAGTGGCGTTAATGAGATTCCTATCAATCAGCCAGTTGAAGTGCGTGAAGGTGGAACTGGATTTATGATGATTCGTCGTTCTACATTTGAGCGTATGGAAAAAGAATATCCTTCTCTTTCATATAAGCCTGATCATGTTCGCACAGAAGCATTTGATGGTTCACGTGAGATTCATGCTTACTTTGATTGCGTTATCGATCGTGGCTATACATTCGATGATGTGCATCGTTTGATGAGAGATCTTGCTAATGGTGAAAAAAATGAATCACTGATGAAGCGTGCTCAAGAGATGCTCGAAGCAGAGAAGACCGCATCTAAGCGTTATCTATCAGAAGATTATATGTTCTGTTACTATGCACAGAAAGTTGGTCTAAAAGTATGGTTGAATCCTTGGATGAAACTGCAGCACGTTGGTAGTTATGTATTTGGTGGATCACTTGCTGATCTTGCTTCGATTGGTGCATCTGCAACAGCAGATGTTGAAAAACTGAAGAAGAAATAATATGGACTTTGTATATAACACAAATCAAGATTTGGAAATCATCGATCCAATTCTTGCACAATATCCATCTCAAGACGACCCTGAATATTGGGAAAAGGTACCTGCTCTTTTTGAGCAGGTATTTAGTAATGAAAAGCGTCTTCATGGATTTAAAGATGAAGCGATTATCTATCGAGTGCCAATCTTTGTACAAGCATCCGAAGAGATGCATCGCCTATCAACAGCATACTTAAGAGATACATGGGATCTTTTATCTAAAACAAAAGATAAAGATGATGTAAGATATCTTGAAATGCTTAAAGAAACTGGTCGTGGCTATAATAACGGTTTCAATGATAGAACTACATATGGATTTTCTATTAAGATTAAAGGGCAAGAACATTCTGTAGTTACTAACTATCTTCAGCCTATCAAACTTCACAATATCGTTAAGTATGAAAAAGAAACAGGCAAGAAACTTAATGATTATGATGTGATCATTGAGATTGGCGGTGGAATGGGAGAATTAGCTCGTCTTATTCATCTGAATGGATTTAAAGGTGAATATTGGGATGTTGACTTCGACCCCATGACAAAAATAGTTAAATACTATAACGAAGATCTTGCTGACATTAAAACAGCAAGTGACATTGACCAACTTCCTGATTTTACTGGAAAGAAAGTATTGCTTCTTGGTACGCATTCATTCAGTGAAACTCAGATCGAGTATCGTGAAAGAATCATCAAGAAAGTTGGTAAATGCGATTGGTTAATTTTATTCCAATGTGAATTTAATGGTGGTATTGATAATCTGAATTGGTTCCTTAATACATTTCCAAAGCTAACTAAGACAAACATTAAGATGTATTGTGTGCCTTGGCATCAATACCAAGGTGGTAATCTATACGTATTTGCAGAACCAAAATGAAAGGAAGTAATATATTATGAAACTTGATAATCGAACCGTACAGGTTCTTCGTAATTTTTCTACAATTAACCCATCTCTAGTCTTTAAGAAAGGCAATGTTCTTTCCACTATCTCTCCTGGAAAGGCAGTTATTGCAACAGCTAAATTAGATATTAGCTTTCCTCAAGACTTTGCTATCTATGATCTTTCTGAGTTCTTAGGTGCGCTTTCATTGTTCACTGAGCCTGAACTTGATTTTGGTTCACGTTCAGTTACTATTCAATCAGGTAGAAGTAAAGTTGTCTATATCTACGGAAATGAAGAGAACATCGTTAAGCCTCCTTCATTAGATAAGCTTAAGTTGCCAGAAACTGTGTATGAGTTTGAACTACCTTCAGAAGTTCTTTCTCGAGTAATGAAAGCGATGGGAACATTTAAACTTCCTGAGCTTGCAATCACTAGCAAAGATGGTGAAGTTCAAGTACAAGCGATCAATCATAAAAATCCAACAGGAAATGCATTTAGTGAAGTAGTTGGTGAATGTGATAAAACTTTCCGTGGTATCATTCATGCAGAAAATCTAAAGATGATTCCTGATTCTTATCATGTAACTCTTACACAAGGTCTTGCTAAATTTGTTAGCAAGGATATTGAATACTATATCGCCGTTGAGGCTGAATCGGAGTTTTGATGTCAATTCAAATTTTAAAATTAATCACAGGTGAAGAACTAATTGGTAAGATCGTAGTTCAAGACGATGTTGGCATCGTAATCGATAACCCTGCAAATATTCATATGGCACCTACTCAGGATAGTAGAATGCAGCTTTACTTGATTCCTTATGCGCCTTATGCGGATACAGATCAGTTTACTTTAAATCTTGAACATGTTATAATGCAGTATGAGCCCAACACTGATCTTCTAAATAAGTATAATCATATGTTTGGTTCAGGTATCCAGATTGCAGGAACAGGCAAAATGGCTTAAGTAATTTTTTGAGGATTTTATATTATGAATGTACGTGACCACTTTTTGTGGGTGGAGAAGTATCGTCCTAAGACTATTGATAAGACGATTCTTCCAGCAAATCTTAAAGCAGTATTTCAACAATTTGTCGATCAAAAGAATGTCCCTAATCTTCTCTTGTGTGGTAAAGCGGGTGTAGGTAAAACTACTGTTGCTCGTGCCATGCTTGAGGAGCTTGGTTGCGATTATATCATCATCAACGGTTCGATGAACGGCAACATCGATACTCTTCGTGTAGAGATCAAGAACTTTGCGTCCACCGTGTCATTTGCGGGAGGGCGTAAATATGTTATACTTGATGAAGCAGATTATCTAAATCCTAATTCAACTCAACCAGCTCTTCGTAATTTCATGGAAGAGTTTAGTAAGAACTGTGGATTTATTTTAACTTGTAACTTCAAGAATAAGATCATTGATCCTCTTCAGTCTCGTTGCTCTGTTGTAGATTTTACTATTCCTAAAGAAGAACGTACTGCTATGGCAAATTCGTTCTTTAAGTTAGTATGTTCTATATTAGAGACTGAAGGAGTTAAATTTGATCCTAAAGCTGTAGCAGAAGTTGTAAAGAAACATTTTCCTGATTGGCGTCGAGTGTTGAATGAACTTCAACGTTATTCAGCAACAGGTAAAATTGATTCAGGTATCCTTACTGATATTAAACAAGTAAGTATTAAATCGCTTGTTAAAGATATGAAGGATAAAAATTTCACTTCTGTTCGCAAATGGGTAGGAGAGAACTCTGATATAGATACTTCATCATTCTTTAGAGATTTATATGACACTGCGTCAGAATATCTAGAGAATAAAAGTATTCCTCAGCTGGTTCTTATCCTAGCAGATTATCAATATAAGGCAGCATTTGTTGCAGATCAAGAGATTAATATTGCAGCATGCTTGACCGAAATAATGGTGGAGTGTACGTTCAAATGACAAGAGTAGAGACAAGCGTTTTCTTCGGCGATCAGCGCGAAGCTAGAGTGTATTACGATACTGGAACAGAATCATATAAAGTTCTTTTTATTGATTATGATCATAACATACAAAGGGAATACACCTATACTCATCGGCAATTAGCTGAAGATGCAGCAGAAGATTGGTGTCTGTGATGAATCCATTCGACTTTGTTACTGCTATCAACTCAACTAAAAAGAATCTGATCAAT